AAGTTGATATCATGACTCGAAAGTTGCGACATGATATCCTTGTACTTCATTTCCATCATATTCTTGCACATGTCGGCAGCCGCAGCATTCAAATCATCGCCCGCCAGTGTCGTGTATGCCGTGCTGTATGCTAGCAAATCACGATCCAAGTATATTGTGTCTTGCCAATCCCATGCATCATTCTGCACAGGATAGAACTTGGCATACACATTGATCTTGCCGGTAGCAGTCTTCGGAAGCAAATATATTTTCTTCTTGTTGTACAAAGGGTTGCTTACGTTCAGCGCATCCCAGTAAATAATACCGTTCCCACTTAACATATTCGACTGAAATGGACTAATATGACGTGGCCGCATACTTAAATTCGTGCGGCTACCATCACGACGGACTGCAATAATGTCTTCAAAGTCGAGAACATTAAGCAAGTCATCCGTAACGGCTGTTCCAGTGGAACCGTCAAGTGTCAATTGTACCCAGTTACAGTAATGACGCCAGTTGTACTTCTTGAATAGCATGTTAAATCCGCGAATGCAGTCCGAGAAACAACGATCATCGGAGTACATTTGCACGCCTGGGCCTGTCACTTCGCCCACGATTTCTTGTGCATCATCGACGATGTTACGAATCGTAGCAGTCATGATAAATCTCGCCACGTCCGAGAGGAGATACACTGTATATAGGATATAAGAGTACGCTCGCTGCGCTCGCGTACTCTTATATCGTGTCCATTCTTATGCGTAGAACTGCTGAATGCCGTGAAGACCACCATTATTGGCAGCATTCACCCAATTGTCACCCATCATATCGACGGAAATCTGTCTGCCGTTGACAGCCACAACTGGCGTAAACGTTCCACGTGGATCGCCGGTGGTACGCGTCGCCGGATCGGTTAGATCAGGCAACGTGAATGCCGACGCAATGGAAACGATCACACCGGATTCACTCGACGAGAAGATGTTACCTTTGTACGGTAGACCTAATGCCGCACCTGATCCAACCGAATACGTAATGGCGTTTGTCGAAGGCGTGATGTTTCGTGATTTGATAATACGATAGAACGCTTTCTTCCCTACTAGGGCAGTCGCTGCGGCAGCTGAACCAGTGAACCGCTCGATCATTGGCTGGCCTAGGTAGTCCGTACCGTAAACGTCGATCACGTTAGCATTGCCAGGAACACCACTCGGCGTGACGGTTATAGTCCTACCGTACGTCGAATCCACAACTATTGGATTTGTCGGAGCGGCATCGGTATTTGCTGCACTGTTAGCTGCAACAGCAGTTTGGTAAACCGTACCGCTAGCTGTTGCAGGTGAACCCAAGTCGAACGTTCCAGGTTCGTTTTCGATAACCGAGCAGGCGAACTGACATGCCTTGACATACATGTTGACGCCACTTTGAAAGAACTTCCTATCGCGATCCATGACTCACTCTCCCTTCTCGATGACCTGTTCGTTCAACAGAATAGGTCCGGTTTTCGCAGTGGCCATTTGAATGACCATGCGTTCCATGTCCACCATGGCACCGTGACGTGCTGCATCGTCTTGTGCAGACATCATTCTGCCGAGCGGACTGTTCGGATCAGCCAGACCCTCCATGTTGATGATGCGAGGCTTGCGATCCAAACCATAGTACGCAAGCGTTTTCTTGTCGCGAACACGTATCACGTGCCCTCGGGGAAAGTAGACCATGTAACCCGCAGGCTCCTCCATGATCACTTTCTGCATCTCATGCGATTGCCTACCAGTGGCGGTCGCACTTCGCTTGTTGGGAACCATACGATAGACTTCACGCTTGACTTTGCCTTGTAGTTCGCGAACCACAAAGGACAATCGAGCGCCGTCTTGTGCTGGGAACATGTTAAACTCCCTTAGTGTGAGTCAAACCCAATGTGGGTTAGTTGGTCAAGTACGCGTGGGTTCGGTAGTTCCTCCACGTGCAAAGCTGACCTTCCCACACTACGCGGCGGCCGGTCGCATCCATCGACCACGGAGCGACAAGCTTCTTAATCTTCATATTGACGCCGCGAAGCACATGCAACGTCATGTATCCGTCGTTGACGAAGTACGCGACGTTGGGAGAGAGTTTTTCATCGAACAGGAGAGGGATTCCGTTATGCGTCGTGCCAACGATCCCAAGATTAACCAATTTTTTGCCAGTTCCGGTTGCCTGTAGATCGATGTGCTGCTTGTCTCTGGCAGCGGCCTTGTGCATTCGGTAGATATTTCTACCGGCGAAGATGACAGACGGTTGCGGTGAGCTTTGACCGTCTGTAGATCGATTAAGGTCGAGTTCCGTGATGTCATCGAAGGCTTCCTCGATGTTTTCTGGCGTCAGTGTTCCTTGGAAGTCGTATGCGGATGTCCGCCATTGGGACTCCGCGGCCATGCTAATACCCCCAACAGAACCACTGGTAGGATCGACAGGAATAAGATTTCCCAGTCCGTTAGGATCGGTGCCAGCACCCACAGAAGTATGATAAGCAGCAAATTGGCGACTAATAGATTCGTCGAGAGCCATAATCTTGCCCTTGATGATCTTGAATATCGCCGCACGTCCTTGGTTCTCATCTTCTTCCTGATCCGAAATGATCAGCGATCCAACCACGCGTGACATGAAGTGGTTCACGGTGATGAATTCGTTGGTCTGGTTGACCGGCACAGTATCGTAATACTGCATCGATGTAACGTTCGGGTTGAGGCCCGTGATTAACGGGTTGCTGATCTGAGGCCCGCCGTCCTCAACGACCACACGCTTTTTTGCGTGCAAATACGCCGAGACGGTGCCGCTGATGGCCGAGGCCATGATCAATTTCGCACGACTACGCGTGAGCATTGCATTCACAACCGTGTCGAGAGTAGCCATTTTGAAACTTTCTCCTGTTCGTGTGAGTCACACCACGCCGAGTTGGTCGAGTGTGTCACGTAAGATTTGGTCGTAGGAGGCATTCACCGGAGCGACGTTGTTTGTACCATAGTTCAACGGCGCTCCGCGTCCTGCCGGGAGATTACGACGCATGGAATTACCATTTGGGCGTTGCTGTCCCTTGTTTTGGTTCATGCGCATCATGTTAAGTTGAATTTTCGCCCATACCTCCCCCAAAGACATATTCTGAAACTGAGGTTCGCTCAGTACAGCATGAAATATGGGAATGTATTGACGAGCACCAGGGTTCTCGTTGAAGAATCCATGTACCTCACTTTCTGTTTGACGAAGCTGAGCCTGTGCAGCTTGCGTACGTTGCTGTTGGATTTGTTCTTGTTCGGTTCTCTGCCGAATTGGTGCAGTTACCTGCGAGATTTCCTGTCGAACGATATCGACGAGCGACTTTGCGTCAACGCCACCTGGCGCTATACCAATCTTTGATACATCCACACCGGCCGTTGCAGCCATAGTAAGAAGTTTTCGAATTGTAGCAACGGGATCGCGCTTTGCCTCAGCCGCGAGTTGCAACGCTTGAATTTGCTCTCCGTCATTAAGACCGAGACGCGCACCTGTACCGTTTCTGTCGCGTAACTGTTCTTGTAGTTGTGTGACACGTCCGTGAAGCTCTTGGCCGATCTCAACTGCACGATTAAGTCTATTGGTTACGTCCTGCGCTCTGTGAGTTTCCTGCGCAAGCTGAGCACGTGCTCGAACGTTGTCGGTATAGAGCCGTGCTTCCATACCTGCACGGGCAACAACCTGACCGTTCGGACCGACGAAATTTCCTCGAGCATCTTGCGTAATTTGTCCAGGTTGGAATTGAGGCTGCTGACGCTGCGGTTGTTGTCCAGGCTGTTGTCGCTGAACTTCCGGTTGGTAAGTCGGCTGTCGCTGTTCGATCCGCTGGTCGATGTCTTGACTTTCGCTTTCAAAGCTTTCGCTTCCTTGTTCAAATGCGGATTCGTCCATGCCGAGATTGTCGAGAACCATATCCATGGCTTCGGAGCCAGGACCATTGTCGCCGCCAGTGTGATCCATACCACCCTGACCACCCATACCGCCATTTGATTGCGAAAAGCCTTCGCCTGATGTCATCGACATGTGCTATCTCCGGTTTGAGTCAAACTACTGTAAATTGGGAACGCTCTGGCCCCCTGGTGAAGCGCCTGGCATTCCACTCGGTCCGGGCGGTACCATTGGTTTCGGCGGTACTCCTAATTTCGGAGCACCTGCACCAGCACCTTGCGGTTGAGCTTGTCCTGAATGCAACGCTG